ACATTTCGGTAAAGCACTAGAAATTCATCATCATGTTCAGCAAGCAAAGAATATTCTAGTCTCTGGATTGAATAGAGCAACAAAGAATGCAAATCCAATGAGACAAACGATTGACAATAAAGAGACGGATCCTGAGGGGCATGTTGTTCATCATGAAGGCAAGACAATAAAAATGGTCAATCGTCAGGAATTTTCTAGAGCAAACTTTAAACCGAAAGATTGGAAAAAGTAAACTATACTAAATACTCTCGTCACCGCTAATTATGGGAGTATACCATGGAAGCAGAATTCTTCAAGCTGGTGGCGGAAGTTGGATTTCCAATTGCATCTTCAATAGCAGGCGGATACTTTGTTTTTCTTACGCTAAAGTTTATTCTAGCCGGCGTTCAAAGTTCAGTAAAAGGATTGAGTGGAATTATCATGGCACTTGACAATCGCGTCAAGACTATGAATCACGATATCGTTAGAATTGATACTTTGGTTTCTACAGCACTAAATGTCAGACCCGATATCGACAGACTCGCAAGAGCTGACGGTAAAAACGACGCAAGAAAGGACTGACAAATGGATCTAGTACAATTAATCAACAAATACGGATTCCCTATCGTCGCTGCTGGCGGTATGGGTTATCTCATTTTCTACGTTTGGAAATGGGCTACGGCAGAAATTAAACCTGTGTTATCTGAAGCAAACACAGTTCTGATTGCATTGATCGACCGCGTTAGAATGTTGGACAATGATTTGATTAGACTTAATCAAAAAATCAACATCGTTCTAATGATGAGGGAAACACATGCAAACAAAGACAAGAAGGATACTGAATAACCTTCTACTTTTTGTCACATTATTAACAGCACCTATAGCATTATCTCAAGTTCTACCTGGCGGTTATATTGGAACCGTTACGAATAATACTCCAAACATATGGCAGACTTATTCGTATTCGTTTACACCAAGTACTTCAGGTTCAAACTATGTCGGATTCGCGTTTAGACAAGATCCTGCATTCTGGACTTTTGACAATGTCAGTCTGACAGCACCAGGATCACAAACAAATCTTCTAACAAATGGTGGATTTACTACTGGTGGTGCAATTAGTATAACAACAAACAACGGACCAGGAACGATTCAAGCGCCAACTAATTGGGGTGTTTGGTATCAGAATGGTACATATCCAGCTGCAGCAGGAACATGGCAAAATATCGGCGGCGCACACGGCGGTGTCTGGTATGATGGTGCAGTAGGAACATTCGACGGTATCTATCAAGGTATTGGACTAACTGCAGGAACAACATACACGCTATCGTTTGAAGTTTCTGGTAATCACATGAGCAATGGTAGTTCAGTACAGCTCGGTGTTTATGGCGGAGCATGTGCTGATGCGTCTATTGCCGCAGCATCGTGTACAATACCAAGTAGTGCTGGATTTACTACACTTGCAACACCCGCACAGGGTGCCGCAGCTGGTAATCCAACACCTACAGTAGTAAGCACTACAGCTGGTCCAAATACAGTTACATCATCGTCAGCTCGTGGTGTAACAACTACAACTACTACAAGCACAAGAGGCACAACAAGTGCAGTTGCAACAACAACACTAACACCAACAAGACAAGAACAAATACTATCAGTAAATAGAAATATCACGACAGTTGCAACAACACCAATCACTACGGTAGTTAGAAACACAACACCAATCACTACAACTACAGTAACAACACCAACGACAATCCAGACATGGAGTGACGGTTCAACAACTACAGTAAATGGAACACCAGTAACAACAACAGCAGTTGTCAATGAAGTATTGACAGCAACAACAGTTACAAATGAAGTAATAACAACACCACAAAATAGAGTATTCACGACTCGTATTGATCAACTGGGAAAACTTGACAAGATCAGCACTTTACAAAATGAAAACTCATTGGCTGATCCACTATCAAGAAACAAGGTTGCAAACGACAAGATCACAAATAGAAGTGATCCTAAGAAAGAGTCAACTGTTTATGTAACTGGTTATTCGCTTCGTTCTGGTACCCAAGACACATACAAGTATACGACAAATGTTTTTGGTATTGGATATGAAGAGAAGTATAATGACTCTCTATTATTGGGCGGTCAATTGAACGTTGGCACAACCGATCTTAGAGGGGATGCATCTGGTGGCGAACTAAGAAAGTATTCAATAGATTTCTTTGCACTAAAGACATATGAAGATTGGCTATTGAAGACAAATCTTGGCACAGCATACAATGAGTTTGAAACACATCATTTCATGCGTGGCTTGAATTTGTCAAACATGGCTGAAACATCTGGTCATGATGCTTGGTTTGTCAATAGAGTCTATACTCCAGACACATATGGTTTTAGACCATTTGCTGGTCTAAAATTTGAATACGACTATAGAAAGAACATTTTTGAAAGTGGTTCATCAGTAACTGCAGTCAATCATGTAGCCAGAAAAGACTTCACTACTTCTGCTCATGGTGGTCTACGATTTGAACAAGAAGTCGTGGAAGATCTAACCGCAGTTGTTGAGGGTACATTGGAAACATCAAAGACTAAGACAATCTTCGGTGGATTCAATTATTCATTTGATCCTAGTGCATCAATAATGCTAAAGTATGCAGTACAAGAGAAAGACAATGTGGTAAATAACATTATAGGTGCTCAAATAAGGATTGTATTCTGATGAAAAAGATTATAGTATGTGCAATGGCTCTGGCGCTTTTCGGCGCCAGAGCATATGCTCAAGATGAATTGACATGGCGTCAAAAGCCAGTATTGTGCGGTGAAACAAAGACAGTATTGGAACAATTGAAAAACGAAGATTATACGATCATAGGAAAATCAACGATTGTCCTTGACAAGACTGAAAGAACAATGGGATATGTTTGGTTGCTTTTGAAAGATAATGAACTTCTAATCATTGAAAATTTCAGAGGTGTTAGTTGCTTGATCAGCGTTTCAAAAGACTACACCGAAATAAATCTAAAGAAAGAAAATGACCTATAAGACATCCGACATGGCTGTCGCACTATGGGGCGGACTATTCATAGGATTCATATTTGGAATAATTGTTGGCGTTGCCTTTCAATTATTCAAATGTTCATTTTGAAGTAGCTCTATATACACCATCCCAATCTGCTGGTGGTGGATTTCTTAGATACTCTTCACATCTTTCCTTCATCATTTCATAGTATGCTTTCATTTGACCATTGAATGCTCGTTCCAACTTCTCGCACATGCTTATTGCACTTCCAAATTTTTGCGAGCGATAGTCATCAAGCATGATATTATGCATTTCTCTAAATGGCCCATAATTCAAGAATTCCATTTCTCTATTTGTTCCTATCACGGTATAGATATTCACACCCTGCTTCTTGCCCTTGACTGCAATTGTGTCAAGTTCAATGATGAAGTATTCATCGGCAACATATTCTGCTGTCTTTGAACCAATTACAAGTTTTACTCCGTATGGTTTGGATTGTCCTTCAAGACGACTAGCAAGGTTGACAGCATCACCGAGGCAAGTATAATCAAAACGCTGATCGCTTCCCATATTCCCAACAACAACCATACCAGTATTGATACCAAGACCCATGCCGAAAGGAGGAACGCCTTCAGCTCCGATTTTTCTGTTGAATTCATCTAGATCTCCTAACATGCTTAGAGCGGTTTTTACTGCATTCTTGGCGTGTTGTTTGTCATCAAGTGGTGCATTCCAGAACGCCATCTGTGCATCACCAATATACTTGTCCAATGTACCTTCATTCTCAAGGATTTTTGCTGTCATCGCAGTCATATAACGATTCATGATCTGAGTCAGACCTTGAACATTTTCTCCATAGTGTTCGCTGATTGAAGTGAATCCGCGAACATCGGTAAACATGATTGATAGTTCTCTGCTATCGCCACCAAGTTTCAATAGTTCTGGATTCTTCTGCAGTTTCTCAACAAGTGCCTTTGAAAGATAAGATTGAAACTGTTTCTTGATTTGTTGCTTTAGTCTAAACTCTCTTGCAAAGTTATTGAAGACTAGCCAAGAGAAGACTAAAGTAATCGTAAATAAAGGAAATGAGTAATCAAACAGAATATTCATTTCGTACATATAGAAGCAGAATCCAACGATTCCTGCAACTGAAACCACATAAAAAGGTATGGTTTGCCAAATCTTCAATCTTGGAACAAGAACAATGAACAATAGACCTATGATCGTCAGAGTAATGAGTTCCAATGCATCTGCATAATCTAGTCGTGTCAATGAATCTCCATTTACCAGAGTAGAGATCATTGCAGCTTGAACTTCTGCAATATTTTTTAGACCATATGGTGTAGGTACATTTGTAGCCAATCCTTCTGCAGAAATTGTAAGAATGACTACCTTGTTCTCAATATCATCCATATGGAATATTGTTCTTCTATCAAACTCCTTGTTGTACTTGATCCAGACGCGACCATTTGAGTCTGTATTGATTGTTTCAAATTGTGGAATTCTGACTGATTCTACACCATTCATTCCAACTTTCATTTGATAACTACGATCACCAGCAAGTGTTCTAATGACTTCAAGCGACAATGTAGGATAAATCTTTGGAGATACAAGCGAGTCTACTTCGCCTATTCTTACAATCATTGGAATTCTTCTGACGACACCATCTATTTCACCAGATGCAGTAAGCACACCAACACCAGCTGCGTTGTCTTCAAACATCTTGAGCGGACGTACTATTCCAACAAATTTCTGTAGCCAATTGTTTGGATCAAGACCTACGATTGCAATTCCTCTTGGTGATCCTTCTACCTTTGAAGCCTTGTTTGATGGCGCTTGTGCAATGACGACTCCTTCAAGTGCATTTGCAAGTTCTTCGTCTTTGCCAAATCTGTCTGGTTCCGAGAATATGATCGGCATGACGATTGCAGCTGGCTTGAACAGCTTCATCATTTCCAAAATTGATGCTACTTTATCGCGAGGCCATGGCCATTGACCAAAATTATCAATATCATCATCCGTTATCTCAACGATTGAAATCTGGTCACTCTTGTCTTGATTTTTTGAGATTTGATAAAAATCAAATGTCTTTAGTCGTGCTGTCTCAACCAACCAACCATCTTGGAGT